CTATCCTATTCCACATTTATCGGTGCTTTCTTTAGCCCGAGACGTAGTATTATATATCTGATTATATAATTAAGTGCTATATCTAAATGATATTAAAATGGTGACATCATCACCTGCTGCTGATACAAAACAAAACTTATTACGTTTCCATGGTTCTTAGATTCCTATTGCTTCCAAATCACACCATTTATAGACCAGACTCCTAAAAGTGTTACCCATAGTTGTATGTATGGGATCACCACTAAATGTTGTCCCATCCAAAACGTAATATAACCAATTTTCACGTATATCATCACTATAACGACCATTTTGTGACCAATCTCGATTCCATATTTGTTGAATCTTGGATGGCCATTCTTTTTTATTATTAATCTCGGGTATATTAACAAACATTACATTCTCATTGTTATTAATATCCCGAATAATACACTCTTTCATTATTGTTAAATCCACATCTTTAAAATGTTTATTATGTGGAAGGTGTTTAAATAATTCTTCGATCATACAGGTCCACATAGGATTATCAACAATTTTTTGTAAGTAACCATGTTATGAAGAATCGAAAGCAGCAGAATCCATACTAATTGATTTGACTGATCCTTGATCACTACCTTCCATAATATTGGATAATTAATCCATGAATACTTCTTTCATCTATTTTTTACTATAGCCTTGCATGAATCCTGGAAATATACTTTTAATATTATCCCAGAGTAAGCTTTACAGAAAGGTTAACATACCACATCCGCTTGGGGCGGGGGTACATACATTTCTAGGCCTATCTTTCCTTCCTTGTAAAAATCCTTTCTCATCAATCTTGATATCATCTGTATAATAAGTTTCTCCACTTTTAACCATAGTATCGTAAGATGATAAATAATTAGTATTGGGATTACGCATTTACTTAAGTAAAGTATCTCTATATTTTTTCTTTTTTGAATCCGCAAACGTGGTCTTATTATCCAACCAATCCCAAGGAGATTACTATGTAACATGATTCCAGTCTTATTCGGCTAATTTTTCTTTAAAATATGGCAACAAGTTACCCATAGTCTAATACAACCTCATAACGTACTTCTCGTCCTTCCTCGGCATTGATGCGAATTGACGATTATGTAAAGCATAAATCTTATTTTATACGCATTTGGAGGACCACTCATATTCAATCTATTTAGTCGAAAATTTTTTAAGTATTTAAAAACCTGTAGGAGTACATTTGCAATTATCTGACATGGGATATAATCTCTTCTTATATATACTCACAGGTTCAGGGTGATTCTTAATCCACTTTATAATAAGATCCTTATTCACGTCGAAGTTATCCGCAAATTCGGTGTTTGAAGATAATAATTGAGGATTTACGTCATCTTTTCCCTTAATATCGGATTCGCTTATTGGCTTTGCATAATAATACTTAATATCCTCTGTGTATTTGTTATCCTTATATGGCAGTAAATATGGTTTTAAAGTAGTTATTTGCTTCTACAGATTGTCTATTTCTAATATATCGGATTTCTAAAAATCACAAACAGGTATATTCGTGAGGGCTTAATATAAACTGACACTTTTCGATATCGCTCCAAACATCCCTCTTTCAAACCCATCATTTTATGTGGTATAATAATATCGCTCCAAACTTATGAGTGCCTAATCACCAAACTTGATTTTAAAACTATTCAAAAAATTCTTCCAAGGATTATATTCGATCAACGCATCATTAATTGTTGCATTATGTTATTTCACTTTTGTTGATTTGAATAGTTAAATAAAATTCCATTGGTTATTTATTTTAAAATTGTCGAAAGTTGTTCGACCGATGATAG